CATTGCCAAGCATTTGGAGTCCGATTATACCACCTCAACAAGATGCTCCTGCTGAAAGACAAGTGTGGGCGCCATATGAATTCAAATGGATTGAGAATTTAGGCGCCAAAATGATTTCAAAAATCAGTATTACATGTGGTAATTATACACTTCAAGAATATTCGGGTGATTATTTATTGGCGGCAGTTCAACGTGATTTTTCTATTGATAAGAAAGAATTATTTGATGCCATGACGGGTAACACACCAGAACTTAATGATCCCGCCAACGCTGGATCGCGTGTTAACTCATATCCAAACACATATTACACTGAGGCCTTAGCAGGTCCTGAACCGTCCATTCGTGGACGTATTTTATATATTCCGCTAAACAATTGGTTTGGATTAAAATCGCAAATGGCATTTCCATTGACGTCACTTCAATACAATGAGTTACATATTGTTGTCACATTAAGACCGATTAACCAACTATTTCAAGTCCGTGATGTGTTTGATCATGTTTTCAACTTTCCTTATGTGGCGCCCAATTTTAATGTATGGTATATGCAGTTCTATCGTTTCTTACATCCGCCGCCTGATATTGAACTAGGATTTGCATCTTACGCAGATACGAGATCATTGTGGAACGCAGATGTACATTTAAATTGTACATATTGTTTCTTATCAAATGATGAAGAGCGTCTATTTGCTTTGGAAGAGCAGAAATATTTAATTAAACAAGTGCATGAACAGGTATTTTATAATGTGACGGGTCCTAATAAAGTAGCGGTTGATTCAATTGGAATGGTATCTAATTGGATGTTTTATTTTCAGCGCAGTGATGTAAATTTAAGAAACGACTGGTCTAATTATACAAATTGGCCTTATGGTTACATGCCTTTAGATATTGGTCCTGCTTCAGCAGAAGGTAATTATATAATTTATAGAACGGATTCAAATGGTAACCAAGTTGCGACTCCAATTGGTCCGGGTGTAAATGTAAATGGCAACCTGACTGGTATTCTAATTACATCAAATTATTCTCCTGAAAATGAAAAGCAAATATTGGTTGCGTTGGGCATTTTATTGGACGGATCGTATCGTGAAAACATTCAACCAGCGGGAATTTATAATTATATTGAAAAATATACTAGAACTAGTGGTAATGCACCTTCAGGTCTCTATTGCTACAATTTTAGTGTTCATTCTAATAATTCAAATTTACAACCATCAGGCGCAATAAATATGAATCGGTTTACGCAAATAGAATTGGAATTTACAACCATTATTCCTCCTCTAGATCCATTGGCGCAGAGTTTAACCATTTGCGACCCACAAACAGGCGCCATTATTGGTGTCAATAAACCTACATGGCGCATTTATGATTATAATTTTAACATGGTGTTGTTTGAAGAGCGGATCAATATTGTTTACTTTCTTGGCGGCAATGTGGGTCTTATGTATGCGACCTAGACAACCTTTTAAAAGGTGGAAGAATTTGCCGGTGTTGGTCCTATATCGTAGAATACCCCTGTAACTGTTGTGGTTACGGGATAAAAGGGCGCTGTTCTGTATTCTTCTGGCGCTGCCGAATACTTATACGCTAATTCGTCATTGACCATTTGCGCCTGCTTATCATACGTCTCTTCCCATACAGGGATGCCTTGATATGGTCTTACAAGTTCAGCATCTTTATTAATAACTGTCGCATTTGTGCCCATATCAGTTGTCAATACTGAGTATTGTGGTGTCTGATTATAGGTCAATATTCCAGCGGCGTAATCAGCGCTAGGTTCATCTTCTACATTATCTACTTGTTTTTTAGTTGGCGGTTTTAGCAATGATTCGCATCCATATTGCTGACAATCGATATCATCTGCGCAAGACTGTCCTGTTTTAGAACATGTAGCAGTTGACGGATTACAAAAATTGGAACAAGTATAATTAGTATTAATTGGCAAGTCAACACTGTGACTAGTTAATGGTGTGTTGGGATTATCGTATGAGGATGTATTATATATGTTTGGTTCAAAACCTTCTTTTCCATTCATAGTCGTAAGATCAGTCCCTTTAAAAATATAATAATTATTAATTAGGTAACGAAACCAATTCATGATTAACCACGCAAATAAAATACATAACGCCGCTAATAAAATATTGGTTTTATTGTCTTTAAAAAATGATGATATTGTTGATAAATTCATTATACAATATGAAAATAATTTATATTTAAGGAATGGGATAATAAATTTAATATATATTTATTATAAATAATGTCAACAGAAGCAATAGATAATTTACTAAAAAACAAAGAGACAACTGATGATCCTAATTTTGTAAAATTTTTCATGAATTTTGGTATATTGACAGGCGTTATTATTGTTTTTGTCATTATAGGCGCAATTGGTCTATATTTAACTAAAGTTGCCGAGTCGGGTGTTTTACCAACGAACCCGCTAAGTAAACCATATAACTGTACAGGCGAGGATATGAAAACTGCTGCCGATTATATTAAAATGAATATTGTGCGAGAATATGGTTTGAAAGGATTGGCGTTTCTTGTTGGTATGAGTCCAATAAATACATATGCACAATTTGCCAAATTTGACGCCAAATCAATGGAAAAGAGTTTCAAAGGCGGATATATAAGATCATTATTTGATCAAACTGTTAACCCGGATCCTGATAATAAAAACTGGAAAGCATCGAATATCTCAATATGGCGATCTGACGTTATGAATGAGATGGTTGCAGCTAGTTTCAGTTTTTTTCAAAACGTTTATGGCGCCTTTGGAGTAATGCCTGAGTGGCTCACTATGTTTTTAATGGGTCTAGCAGGTTTCATATTGATACCATTTTTTATGATGTGGAACTTTGGTACAAGTCTTTGGTATCATTTTAAAACCCTTGCCTCTGAAAGAGTTGCTTTTTCATTGACTGACGGAATAGACTGGTTGAACCCAAAAACTCGAAAAGAGAATGGAGAACCTGGACCTTGGCCTAAGAAAAATGATTCTTTTTTCGCCTCAATTTCTCCATTTGGTCGGAAAGAGTTAACTGGTGATGAAATTACTGACGGTGAGAAAACTAAGAAGTTTCTGTTAAAACTACTTGCAATTATCGGTTTAGCTATATACTTCATTGGTTCCATGTTGTTCTTTTCGCCAATGTATTTACTATTTTATGTACCATATAAAGCATTATTTTCTACAAAATATAAATTAAAATTAGAGGAGGATTTTGCCGGAGATAGTGAGAAACGCGATTCAGGATTAAAGAGTGTATTTACATTTATTAAGGATGTTTTCGCTTACAAGAGAACTTATCTAATTGTGTTGTCAATTATTAATGTTTTTATGAACGCAAATACATATTTGGGACCCAACTATCTTGTGGCAGTTGTTGTTGCCGTGATATTGGCAATTGTTTATTGTAATATTTTGGTCTCCAAAAAGGGTAGTGATGATAATACTTTGATTCGAGTAGATCCTGCCAAATTAGGTACTCAAGATAGCGAAGATGAATTAGAAGAAGATGACGAGGACGATTGTGAAACTGAAAAGGCGTTAATGCAGAAGTTAAAAGATAATATTAACCAGTTGTCTGGTGACATATACAAGAAGCAAGGCGAAAGTGTTACTGAAATTAAAAAGTCTTACGATTTTGTAAATCAGATTAAAGTCAAATTAGGTGAACCAATTGCTACTAAACCGGTTGAAGAATCAGCAGTAGAAGCAGATGAACCTGATATATCAGTTACATTGCCAAATGGAGATATAAAACTTAGTGAAAAACAAATGACAGAAATAAAAGAGAAAAAGGTTGAACTTCAGAAACAAGTGTTATCAATAAATAGTGCTTTTACCAAAGAATCTGCTGCCAACAAGAAAATTCAACTAGAGAAAGAGAAAAACCAAAGGGAAGAAAAAATAGGTCTCATTAATGGTGTTTTGGGAACTGGATTTGCGACGGCAGCAATTTTGGCGACAATTTTAGCGCCACCCGCTGGTTTAGCAATTGGATCTGCTGTTGCAGGTCTTGGATCGACTTCTGGATCATCTCTTAACCCATTTCGTAAAAAGGAAAAACAAACTTATACTGGGATGAGGATGTCGGATGGTCCGAATCAATCGGGAGGTGCAAATCAATCGGGAGGTGCCTCAGACAAATTAACTAAACTACCAGGTTTCGACACCTTTAATAGTGACTTAAACGCTCTTATAAAACAGTTTTTTAATACTAGCGACTTTGGACGAAAAAGTCTTATTTTGAGCGCTGATGACGAAAACAGTGTTGCTATACAAAAATTGAAGTCGCAGAATAAATACCTTCAAATTTACTTTAATACATTGGAGTTTAATTTGAAGAAGGTTCTTGATTCTCAAAAAAAATTTGTAACTGCCTTGAAAACTCTAAATGAACCAACTGGAATATCTGAATTAGAAATGAAAGAGAAACCTGATCCTAATGATAATAGCATTCCATTTATTCAATTGATGAATATATATAGAAAATCGGAGCGCTATATTTACACAATTAGACCAAATATCATTGAAATTATAAATGACGTTGCTGATAGTCAGACAGATTTGAAAACAAATGTTGAACAAGATAAAACGTTACTTCAAAAACTTAGTATTAAAAAATCGAATCCTAAAATTAACGCCAAATACTTTAATGATGTGTTCCCACTAGAGAGTAATATTAAACAATTAGATACTGATCTCTTCGATGATATTAATAATATTTTTATGGATTTGTTAGTTGATCGTGATGATCCACCTAATAATAAATACAACGCAATTATTAATATGTTTATTGATTTGATAAAGGAAAAGGTTGGTAAAATATTGAATGATCCCATGTTTAAAAAATTATTTGATAGTAGTGTTGCTGCTAGTGGTATTACTTCTAGTGCTTCTAGTGCTTCTAGTGTGACTAATACAACTGTGACTAATACAACTGCTGGCGGTAATGAACTCCCAGTAGATCAAACTGCGGCAACGCTAGCAAGTGGAGCAACTAATTTATTGAGGGGTGGAAAACGGCGATCAAGAAGTAACCGCACTAACAACCATGTAGTTTCCGAAGAAAAACAATACAACATTCGTTTAGTGTAATTAATAATTTATAAAATAATAAACTTTACATTGTAATTATCTTTCAATTACAATTTAAACAATAAATACTTATATAATTTATTAAAGATATGCCAAAATCTACCAAAAATAAACAAAAGAATAAGAGCAAGAATAAGAGTAAAACTGCGACTAATAATAGCAACACAGCAAATATCAGTTTACATGTTGGGGAAATAGATCAAGATGATTCCGAATCCGAATCCGAGACTTTGCTGCCATTTGTTAGTATATGTACTCCAACATTCAACCGAAGACCATTCATTCCATTTATGATAAAATGCTTTGAACACCAAACGTATCCAAAAGATCGCATGGAATGGATTATCATTGATGATGGTACAGATCCAATTGAAGATTTAGTAAAAGACATTGAACAAGTTAAATACTTTTATTATGAAGAAAAAATGCTTCTTGGTAAAAAGCGCAATTTGATGCATCGCAAATGTAAAGGTGATATCATTATTTATATGGACGACGATGATTATTATCCACCTGAGCGAGTGGCGCACGCTGTTGAAACACTACAAGAAAATCCATCATTTCTAGTTGCAGGCAGCAGTGAGATGCATTTCTATTTCGATTCGAGAAACAAAGTTTATCAATGCGGTCCTTACAAGGAGTTTCACGCAACCGCGGCAACATTCGCCTTCAAAAAGGAGTTATTATTGGAAACCAGTTACAACGAGGAAAATGCGCTAGCAGAAGAGCGTCATTTCTTGAAAAACTACACGATTCCGTTGAAACAATTGGACACATTGAAGTCGATCATGGTTTTTTCGCATAAACACAATTCATTAAATAAGGAAAAGATGTTGGAAAACATGGAATCTACTAAAACCAAATTGTCACGCTATACAGTTGATGATTTTATCAAGGATCCGGAATTGAAACAGTTTTATATGGTAGATATGAACACATTGTTAACAAATTACGAACCTGGTAAACCGGAAAATAAACCCAAATTGCTGGAACAAATTAAAAAAATGGAGGAGGAACGGAATCGACGACTAGAAGACCATAACAAGATGCTCATGGCGCAGAATCGAATTTTTACACATCCAAATTTGAATCCAACCTTGTCTATTCAAATTGACGAAATAAGAAAACATTATGATAAGCAGTTGTCTGATAAGGTATATTTAATTAATGAATTGCTTAAAAAGATTAAAGATCTAACTACAGAACTTGGTCAGTACAAGAGCAAATGATCGTGTTAAGTATCCGTTTCATACTATAATTATATTATTTTATTTAAATAATATAAAGACAACTACTCTTATTAGTATATAATAGCAAGTAAAAGATGCCATATTACGATAATGACAACGCTGACGCCAATTCGTTAAACACCAATGATAGAATAATGGAGGCGAAAAGACAGTTACAACGCAATGACAAGTATTTTCAAAGAGTTACGAGAACCATCGCTGATGTAGACACTACTATTAAGATGGATAATGGTAAACAGTATTACAAGAAGGTGTATGTTAATCTTTATGGAAGCGGAGGTCTCGGAACTAAAATTCGAAATGCGGTAACTGGTGAGAGATATAATTACAAGGTTGGTAGCGTAGAGCAAGACATGTTTTATTCTGTTGCAATTTGTACTGGCGAGAATGGCATGAAGGAGTCGCTCTCGTTATTCTATGACTCACCGGAGCAATATGAGAACCATTTGTTCCAACAAATTGATATAACATCGAAGAGCAATTGGCATTATGAGTGTGTTAAGTTCAAGAGGGAACTGGGAATGATCGCCTAAGCAACCTTTTTTCCACCTTTAAAAAAGGTGGAGTCAAACCTTAAATAATAATTTATGCTTTAAAGTATAAATTATTTTATTAATTAATAAGTGTTAAATTAAAATACTTATTAGTTTGATTACACATGGAAATAAATTGAAAATTGGTTTAATAGTTTGACTCCACCTTTTTTAAAGGTGGAAAATTAGTCATCATGTTCATCATCCGATACTACAATATCCTCGGTGTCCTCTGCATCCTCCTTGGTGTACTTGTCTAAATATCGATAAATGCGATTAATATCCAATTTGGATATTTCATAATTCTCAAATAGCGCCAAGATCTCATTATCTCCTGATGGATATTTATTCTTAATATCTAAAAAGAAGGCGAACATGTCCTTCTTATCCATGCCCAATTGCTGACACAAATTCTGAATAAATATGGAATTATTGTATTCAGTCGAGTATTTTGTTAGTACCTTTGTGAATCGAACTTCGGCAGGATTGAACTTCTGTTTGTTCTTCTTCTTTGCATTGATTTGTTGAAACAATTCATGATACAATCGATTATTCTTAAATGTCTTAATTAAAGAACTCATCTCATTAAATTGCCAAATTTGCTTCTGAAATGTGATGCGATCAATGTAATCTGCAAAGCACATATTATCTAGAATCTTCAAATAAAAAGGTATCGCCTCATCTTTGTCCAATTTACCAAGTACATCAATAATATTCTCATGCCACAAAAGACCTACAATTGTTCTGTCAGTTTCATTCATGATTGTTAGATGATCGTCAATAGGATAATGATTATTAATCAACTTCTTTGTGATCTGTCGCGTGTCGTCGTTGTACGACTTCATTAGAAAAATATTCTGTATAATATTGTTATTCAATATGTCCTGTTTGTTTTTGTACAATTCATAAATAGTCGTCATTTTTCTTAAATCGCCTTGAATAAAGTTAATTATGTTAGTTCGCATGCTTTCATCAATGGTTGGAATCATTATATTTAAAATATTATTCATCTGAATCCTAGATGGTGGTTTCAATTCTATCACATTACAAACCTTCATAAGTTCTTTGATTTTCTTGTCTATGTGGTAATTTCCAATACAAATAATCGGATTCAGTGTGATCTCCTCTTGCCGCTGTTTTTTCGTCTTTTTGGGTCTGATAATTTTAATAAGAGAATTAATGCCACCCTTGTCACCATTGTTCATACCATCAATTTCATCCATCACAATTGCAATCCGCTTGACCTTCTTGTGAAACAAACTCATAATATTTTTATCTGACATATTGTGCTTAGTAATGGCGTCAATAATAGATTTATTGCGAATATCACCAGCGTCATATTTGACAATATCGTAATTCAATTCCTTCAAAATATTAGTAACAAATGTTGTCTTACCTGAACCCGGATCGCCGTAAATATAAATACCTTTTTTTGTTGTTAAGTTGTGTTTATTAAGTTCAAAATCTTTTAGAATAGCTTTCATTTTGTTGACTTCATCTTCTCTACCCAACAAATTATTGACGTCAATTGTTTCCATGTTATTATTGTATATATTTTATTAGGTTCTTTTTATGTTGATTTTTACTCAATCCAAGTTCTTCTATTTTTTGTTGTATTAATTTGCGACATTTTGAAGAACTATTATCAATACAATAGAAATTCAAAAAGATCAGAAAATTCATGTAAATGCAATCACGGAACAAATAGTGTCTCCATTTTATCCATTTGTCAATGTTATGAACTAACAAATTTTTAAATACAAATGCATGATCTTTTCGAATAATGTCTCTAATATAGGTTTCAAACTTTACTGTGTTTATATAATCCTTTATAAATTGATGGTTTTCCAAATACAAGTCCTTATTAAGAAACATTTTTACCTTTGTTGGAATGAATGAACTAACAAAATCTTTTAATTCAATAGGTAGTCTGTTGATATTAATCAATAATATTACTTCATAACTAGGATCATGTTTACAAACACTTGAAAACATTGTAATTCTCCTTAAAAGTATAATACAAAAATTATATATTATATTTTTTAATTAACATTGATATTTGTAAAATATAACAACTAACAAAATTTGTTAGTTCATTTACGTAGAAGGAGGTTCTTCTGTACTAGTATCACAAGGATTCTTAACACCATAGGTGATTCCATCCCAAGTTACATTACATGCATTTGCCCATTGGTATTTATTACATGTACTGTATCCAGTAAAATCCATTGTTTTCTGGTTTGGACATGTTCCTAAATCCTTTACATTTTGGCACGCTGCGCCATCCCCCTTTAAATCTAACCAATAGTCTGGACAAGATCCTATAACTGGCGGCCAAACAATCCCTGAAGTGGTTGATTTAGCCAACGATACTCCTATTATAACTAACATAATTATTAAACCAATAACGGCAATTGTTAGTATTATTGTCTGAAAATTCATTTCCATTTCTATTATATAAATAATTATATATTTTTTTTATGAATGTATTATAATATGAATAATAAAATGGTAAAAAATTGCAATACAGATCGTGGATCTAGTAATGGTCGGATCGATTTATTAAATCCTCCCGACATATCTAATTTATTTGCCATGTATGACAGAATTCCAGCAAATCAATGTACAACTTTTAGGAACGCAACTTTAGGACAATGGGATGAAACACCTTTATCTACAGCATTCTTTTCTAAAGAAAATATTCAGATTCTTCAGAATGGTATTCGCGCCGGCGTATATCATAAGTCTAATGAACAATACGTAATTGGACCTCAAGATTGCGACTCATTGAAGATCATTATGAGAGGCATTTTTCTTCAATACGCCGCCAATTTACCAACTAAAATTTCTAAACAAATCGAGGAACTTAACAAAATGGTTTTGGAATTTGCTGTACCCAAAGTGTTTGGGGAGACTAAAGGATATATTAAGTATTTGTATGACGCCAGCACATTAGTTGTACCATTGGCGCAACCTGTTTGTGAGACACAATATGATAGGACTGAACATAAGATGCCCAATTGGTTTTAAAACGCAGTGACTGTTAAAACGCAGTGACTGTTAAAACGCAGTGACTGTTAAAACGCATCATAAACGAAGTACAAACAAAGTAGAAGAAAAAAATAATACTAGCAAATTACTAGCATTATTATAATTTATTTTAGTTAAATATCAAATTTAAACAATTTCTAATTGGATCTTTTTACTGCCGCCAACCTTTTTGACCACCTTTGCCTTGCTCTTTACTTCGTCAACCTTAAGACCATTAATCGCAATGTCTCGCTCTGATCTGTAATTGGTATATTCCTGGTTCAAAGCATCCAATTCTCTTAACCACATCTGCTGGCAAGTCGTCGCTTTAATTTCTAATAACTCGTGTTGCTTTCGATCATGTTCTGCGTTCAACTTCTCAACATTCTCCGTAGACACGGAATCCATCGGCATTCTAACTAAATACTTGTACTCTTCATCTACAACATTATTGTCATTTACAATCTTTGCATAACCTTTACTTTCAAGCATCTGGATAATATCATCCTTCTTCTTCTTGCGCAAGTCGATTGTCGAATCTAGAACTTCCTGAATATATTTTGCCTTGTTCGACAAAACGATCAATTCTCTTTCTAAAACATCAATTTGATACGCCTTTCTCGTACCATAATATTCAAGTCTGACATCATAAAAGTCGTCAATGATTTCTGAAACATTGTTGTATTTCTTCAACTTGTCCTTCTCATCAAATAGATTCATGTTAGTTGTACTGCTCGTATTATACAACTTCAAGAGTTTTTCCAATCCATTACATCCATGATCACCTGCCAAAGATTCTAGTTCTTCCAAAATACCTTTGTTGAAAGTAATAATGAAATCCACATTGGTATCCTTACTGTTGTCAGCATACTCCTTTACATAAGGAGCAATCTTTTTCTTTTCTTTTTCTGAGTCCTTTGATTTACTTGCTTTCTCCTTAACTTCTCTTTCCTCCTCTAGTTCTTCTAGCAGTTCTTTGAAATCTTCTGTCCAGAAACCAATTGGCAATTCCGTTACCCGGACCTTGTCTTGTGCAAGTTTTTCATATTTACCTTTGAACAAGAATCGTGTTTCACCAACCTTTGAAATAGTACCATTGAACCCTTCATAATATGGTGTAAATTCTTGATTGATTGTTTCTTGTGTTACTGAATGCAGTTTGTTCTTAAGATAGGCAATAATATCTTTTGGATTGTAGCACATGATTTCAGTACTGAAACCAGTACCAATTCCCTTGGATCCGTTGACAAGAACCATTGGAATAATTGGCACGTAAAATTGCGGTTCAACTGGCGTTCCATCATCTGTCAAATATTTCAGAACATGATCATCCTGCTCCACAAAGATACGTCTAGTAATCTTTTCAAGACGCGTAAATATATATCTGGGAGACGACGCATCTTTTCCACCTTTAATTCTTGAACCAAACTGACCTGCTGGAACAAGCAAATTAATATTATTTGAACCCACAAAATTCTGCGCCATACCAACAATTGCCTGATTCAGCGAATCCTCTCCATGATGATAACACGACTTCATCGCAACATAACCGGAAAATTGCGCCACCTTAATTTCAGACGACTCGCGTCTTTGGAATTCTGAAAACAAGATCTTTCGCAAACTGATTTTTAAACCGTCCATCAGATTTGGTATACTGCGGTCATTGTCATATTTCGAGAAATGAATGAATTCCTTATGAATGAACTCCTCATATGTAATCATGGGTTTACTCGTGTCTACATAACTCTCTCGGTTGTAAACGGTTTCTAACCATTCCTTGCGATCATCTGCACGTTTCTTATTGAATACCATATCAATCGCATTATCACTTGCTTCAGTGTATTCAAAACCAACGAATTTCTTTTCCTTGAAATAATCAACAAACTCGGCCTTGGTAGAAGTACCTAAACCCTTGTAATATTTAATATTCCATCCTCTAGTATCCGTTGCCGCGTTGTTCTTCCAAGCATTGTATTCACCGTCATTGTAGAAACGCAACTCTTGTTGACCCTTTTTCGCCTTCAAAATAGGTGTGTTCATGAATCCAATAAATCCTGGAATACGCACTAAACTTAACCATTCATTCTGAAACAAGTTAATACACAATCCTTTAATATGAGATCCATCTAGATCCTGATCTGTCATGAACACAACTCTACTATATCTGAGCGATTTATTGACATCAGCAATTGTACTATATTCTTTACCAGTTTCTAGACCCAATATTTTCTTGATTTCAATGATTTCTTTATTAGCGTTAATGTCCTTGCTATTTCCACCTCGAGTATTCATGACTTTGCCTTTCAAAGGATAGACGCCAAATATATTTCTGTCTTCTGGTGACAGTCCTGATATAACTCCGGTTTTGGCGGAATCTCCCTCACAAAAGATCAACGTACAATCTTTGGATTTTTCAGTTCCCGCCCAGTTCGCATCAGTCAACTTTGGAATGCCTTTGATCGATCTGGATTTAATGCCATCTGTCTTCTTAACTGCCTTGTTCTCCTTAACTTCAGTCAATTGTACAGCAGCGTCCATCACACCCATCTTTGCAATCTTTTCAATGAACTTGTCACTGACTTCGCACTTGGATCCGAACTTAGATGACGGTGTGTTCATAAAGTCTTTAGTCTGACTATCAAACGCAGGGTTCTCAATATCACATCTTATAAACAGAATCAGTTGCTCTTTGATCGAATTCTGATTGACCTTGACCTTCTTCTTCTGCTCAATAAAATCGCACAACTTTCTAGTTATTTGACCTAGAATGTACTCAACATGTTTTCCACCTTTTGCCGTATGAATACCATTGACAAATGAGACTTGTATAAATTCGTTACTTGGTGTTAACGCCACAGCATATTCCCAGCGACCATCAGGTCCACTTTCTTCGTATGCTCTTGGCGCCTCTGATTTGTCGCCAATATACAAGTCAACATATTGCTGGAAATTCTTCACTGGAATCACTTCCGAATTATACTTGACTTTGATTGTCTTATCAGTTACCGCTGAAATATCATAAACACGCTTCTTCAAAAGAGCAATTAGGTCTGGACTAAGACCATCAATTCCAAGGCGTTTGTAGTCAGGTTTAAACGTGATCTTTGTATACGGTTTAGTCTTACATTTAGTAATAGTTGGTTTACAAATTTCATCCAAATTATTCTTGAATTCTTGGACATACTTTAGACCGCGTACATGATCCACAGTTTCAACTTGTCCATAAGTAGACCAGATCAAAACCAATTTGAATCCGAAACCATTCTTACCACCAACAATTTTCTTCTCCTCTTTGTTGTAGTTTGTAGAAGTTCTGAGATGTCCAAAAATGAGTTCAGGAATGTATACCTTGTATTCAGGATGCTCTGCAACGTCAATTCCATTGCCATCATTTATCATGATAATTGTACCATCTTCTTGAATGGAAATGTCAATATAAGTCACTGGCAACGAATTAGGTTGTCCTGCTTTAACAGCGGTTTCCATGCGAATAACATGATCACGACAATTAACAACGCCTTCGTCAAACAACTTGAACAGACCAGGAATGTAGGACATATTTCGTTCAACAATTGATATTTCATCTTTTGCAATTTCATTTGCGCTTTTTGATTCACTTAAAACCCACAAGTCAGCGTCAACTTTCTCCACAGATCCAATATAGGTGTCTGGATTATCTAGGATATGTTGCTTATCAGTTTTTTGTTGGTATTTATTGGCGAGCACATCTGCCTCTACGTTAGCGTTAGTCGCAGCAGTATTATTAGTATTTTTCAAAGTTTTACTCATCTTATCTATTCTATTATAAATTCAAAATTATTGTTTAAATTATTTTCAATTTTATTTTATAACAATAATTAAGGTTCAGATTTTCCAATATCTAATATCTATAATTAATAGGATGTCATATTCATATCAACGTTTAATGCCAGGCAGAAAACCCGGTGTAAAATTGACAAATTTAATTAAAAACATTGGTCTATGTCAAAATAAAGCACAGGCACAGGCACAAGCACAACAACCAATACCAATACCTTCTATTCCATTTATTGGAAATGGTTATACATATACTTTTGAAAATGACACTTATATGATTAAATTTGATAATAATGGCACTATTAAATTTTTGAATGATTGTTATATTACATATACTTTAGTTGGTGGTGGCGGAAGTGGCGCTGGATCAAGCAGTTTTGGTGGTGGTCAATCAGGTGGTGGCGGTGGTCACGTGTTAAATAATACTTTAGGTATTATTGCAAATAATGGAAATACATGGAATATTACGATTGGAAACGGCGGTATAATAAATGATCCAATAAATAATGGTATTGGAGAAGATACTCAAATACAAAGTAATAGTTCTATAATAGCAACCACAAATAATTCATTGTATTCGGGAGGTGGTGGATTAGGAGCTGTAAATTACAGTACTAATGGTGGTGGTGGCCCTGGTGATAATAATACTAGTGCCAGTGGTGGTAATTATTTTAAATGGGTATATTTTTCAATTACATATGGTTTAGGTGCAGGCGGAGGTGGTGGGTCTTTAACTAACGAATCAATAATAACATTAGGTGGAAATGGTTTAACAGCAGATTCATATTCAACTGATGCCGATGGTGGTGATGGACAACAAGGAATAGATGGTAACTGGTATGGAGGTGGCGGTGGAGGTGGAGTTCAAAACAATAATCCTTATTTTCAGAGTGGTAAAGGTGGCCTTGGCGGCGGTGGCGGTGGTTATAGTATATACACTACTTATTCAATAAATGGTGAAAATAATACCGGCGGTGGTGGTGGTGGTGGAGGTAATGGATCTATCTATGTACCTTCAGGAAATGGCGGATCAGGTATAGTAATATTGTATGTAAAAGTTATTAATAATTCAACTAACAATTTAACTAACAATTCAATTAATTCAACTACTGATTTTAATGCAAGTTGCACTTTTTATGAGGATTGTCAATGTATTCAGGAAAAAGTGGCTCAAATTAAAAGTGGGTATAACAATCCAACTCAAACGCAGGCGAACAGAGTTTCACGTGCATTGACTGGAACTTTAGGAGGAAGAACAACCTTTGGTAACGCTGGTGTATCAGCAGTTGTCACATATTTGGGTGGTATTGAAGGACAACCTGGTGGCATTCCTCGCCCTCTTAGAAACAAGTTTTGAATTGTTTTAATTGTATTTATTGCGTTTCCAAAATAATATTTACCATTTAGAAATATTATTTTTTCTTCTTATAAATTATAATGAGTGGAACTAAAATGACTGTTGGATCTCGCGCCCAAGTTTGGCATGGAACTGCTAAGCATACATCTGGTGGACTTACTAAGACCCAATTGATGATGAATAAAGCAGGTCGAATTGTGTCTCGTAAGAAGCACCACTCGGCCAAGAAAGATAATCGCCTTGTTAAGGCAGGATACAAGACAAAGAAGGGACACTTTGGTTTTGTCAAGGTTGGATCCAGGAGACGTGGATCTAGTTCTAAGAGGAGGGGACACAAGGGTGGCGCTGGTTATGCTCCGTTGACGCCTGCTCAACTTGCTGATATGGGTGATGGTATCGCTGGTCAAGGAATCACTCCTGGAGGACCTAATACGATCGCTACTATGGCAGGTGGCGCCATCTACGGTTCTGACGCAATTGGCGCTAATTTGTCAGATGTCAATAACTCATCCAGTAGCACTTTAACCGGCAATGGCATTGCCGGCGCTGGTATTACTGACTTTGGTCTTGGATCTATCGGCGCTCAAATGAGGGCGGGTATGGCTGGTGGCAAACGCAGAAAACACAGAGGCGGTACGACTAAGGAAATACCTTTTGGTATGAACAATCCTGAAACTGCTGCTTTAATGGCAGGTGGTAAAAAGAGAAGGATGAAGGGTGGAACTGGATCTAAGGGACCCATGTTGCAATCTGATCCTCAATTAA